ACATTTGCTAAACACTTAGCTCAATCTATGATTGAAACTAAAGAAACATTATGCGCTAACTTACTTAACTTCGCTTTCACAAGCGGTTACGTAGGTGGTGATGGTGTAACATTAGTTAGCACAGCTCACCCTATCGCTAACGGTGCTACATACAGCAACCAATTAAGCACAGCTGCTTCTTTATCACAAACATCAGTTGAGCAACTTTTAATTCAAATCCGTTCAGCTGTTGACAACAATGGTAAACGTATCAGATTAAAAGCAGAACAATTAGTTGTTCCACCAGCACTTGAATTCCAAGCTGAAGTTATCTTAAAATCAGTTTTACGTTCAGGTACTGCAGACAACGATTTGAACCCAATCAAGTCAACAGGTATGTTACCTAACGGTGCACACGTTGTGACTCGTTTAAGCTCATCAAAAGCTTGGTGGATTCAAACAGACGCAGAAAACGGTCTCATGTTAGTAATGCGCCGTCCAATGGAGAAATCTATGGAAGGTGACTTCGAAACAGACTCAATGCGTTACAAAGCTACAGAACGTTATGCTACAGGTTGGCATGATGCTCGTAACATCTACGGTACAGCTGGTCTATAATCAGTTTTACAGTAAAGTAAGTCCCAAAAAAGCCAGTCTAAAAAACTGGCTTTTTTGCTTTTTAGGGCGAAAACTATTAAAAATATGCATTAGTAGTGATAGGAAGATTTGCCTCCAACAGATTGCCTTTACTTCCTGGCATACGATCTAGCGACTGAGTGAGGCTATAAACTCTAGATAGGAAAAATTCAAATGTCATCAACATTTAACCAACCATTACGAATTTACAAATACAATAACCCAACAAACAATGGTGTTATTGCTCCAGACAACACTGGTGTAGCTCACGTTACACAAACAGTATCATTCTCAGGCATTGCAGCTGCAGGTTTAATCCCAACTTACGGCACAGGTAGTGCATCAACAACATTAGATCCAGTTTATATTCCAGCTGGCGCTGCTATCACTAACGTTAAATTAATTGAAACATCAGCTCCATCAGCATTTACTGGCATGGTAATTACTGTAGCAGTTGGTGGTACTTCAATTGGTACTATTACACCAACAACATCTGGTGGTATTATTACTATTGCATTTACAGCATCTACAACAGTGGCTGCAACATTAGCTAACGTAGGTACATCAGACGTACCAGTTACATTTACTGTAGGTACAACTTCAGGCGTAACAGGCACATTAGGTGGTACATTCGTTGTAGAATATGCAGCACGTAACTACGATGGTTCTATTACTAACATTGGTCAAGGTTACACCAATAACTAATTAGGAGCAAGCCATGCGTGAAGTAGTCGTAACGGCGGACAGTTCAGGTAACACTCCAGCCGTTGTTTTAGATCAATACCTAACACCTAATCATGTGACTTATGTAAGTAGCAACGGAAGTGCTACGGTACAAGTAACTGTGACAGATCCATACCCAGTCAACGCAAAGACTGGCGTATTTTCAACTCCAACATTTACTTGGACAACAGCAGGAACCAATTATCCTAATGCGACAGGCTTCTTAGGTCAGCCATATCGTGCAATTAGATTAACTGGTGGTGCTGCAGGTGACACATTAACGGTAATCCAAGCTGGCGTTAGATAATAATGCCGGTTTATATCGACACACGAGGCAATTCCGTCTTATCAGTCGGCGTTTGCGATCGATGCAGTCGAAAATTTCCTTACGTAGACCTCATGCCAGATCCCAATTTCCCTGGCATGAGAGTTTGCAAGGATGATTTAGATAATTTTGACCCATGGCGCTTACCAGCGCTACAAACAGAAAATATAGCGTTACGTTTTCCACGTCCTGATGTTAATATTGCACTCCCAGCGAGTCAAGTGTGGACAGAAAATGATAATGCAATGTTTTTGGAAGGTATTCCACCATATTCTGGTGCACAGGGTGACTTAGCAACTGGATCAAGTGCCGTATCAGGCAACTTACAACATCCTCCGGTGCCACAACCACCAGCAGTACCCGGTAATCCACCGATTGTACTTGGTGTGTTACCAAATAGTGGATCACATTTAGGAAATACAGCAGTTGTATTGCAAGGTTTATATTTAACAGGTGTAACAGCCATTAATTTTGGTGGACATAATGTGACAAGTTTCACAATTACAAACCAAAATAACATATCATTTAACACTCCAGCGGGAACCGTTGGGGCAATTACAATCACCGTAACTGGCCCTTATGGCACAGGACAAGGTGTAAACATATTCAGTTATACTTAATTTAAGAGAATAGCACATGGATCAACCGATATCGCAACTACCCGTCGCCTCGACCATTACAGGATCAGAACTCACAGTAGTTGTTCAACAAGGCGTTACAAAACAAGCATCCGTATCACAAATTGCTAACGCGGTATCTCCTGGTAAACTTATTACCAATGCAAATATTTTATCAAGCGGTGATTTATTCTTCAATTATAGCGACGGATCAACACAAGATGTAGGTCGAGTTGCATCAAAAGTAACCGTTGGTACCACAACAACATTAACCCCAGGTGCTAATGCTACAGTTACCAATTCTGGTAATTCATCAAACGTTGTTTTAAATTTTGGTATTCCAACAGGTAACGCAGGCCCATCTGGTAATGCAGCTACAATTTCAGTTGGTACAACATCAACACTTTCACCAGGATCAAATGCCACTGTAACAAATAGTGGTAATTCATCTGCAGCAGTATTTAATTTTGGTATTCCACAAGGTGCGACAGGTAACACAGGCCCTCAAGGTAATGCTGCAGCAGTTTATGTTAATTCAACTACTACATTATCTCCAGGCACATCAGCAAACGTTACCAACTCCGGTAACTCATCTGTAGCCCTTCTTAATTTCTTTGTTCCAGGTAGCCCAACCGTCAATGTTGGTACTACAACAACATTAACTCCCGGATCCAATGCATCAGTTACTAATAGTGGTAATGCATATGCTTCTGTTTTAAATTTCAGCATTCCACAAGGTGCTACAGGTAATACTGGACCACAAGGTAACGCTGCAACAATTTCTGTTGGCACTACAACAACACTTTCATCAGGATCTAATGCAACAGTTAACAATAGTGGTAATTCTTCAGCCGCAGTATTTAACTTCGGAATTCCTACAGGACCACAAGGTAATGCTGCAACAGTTGCGGTCGGATCAACTACAACATTAGCAGCAGGATCATCAGCCACAGTTAACAATAGTGGTAATTCAAGTGCGGCAGTATTTAATTTTGGTATCCCAGCGGGTAATGCTGCAACAGTATCAGTAGGAACCACATCAACATTATCTCCAGGATCAAGCGCTACAGTAACAAATACAGGTAACTCAAGTGTTGCTATATTTAACTTTGGTATTCCTGCAGGTAATTCTGCAACAATTAATGTAGGAACAACTACTACAGGAACTGCAGGATCTAATGCTTCTGTTACAAATAGTGGCAATACCTCAGCAGCAGTATTTAATTTTACTGTTCCGGGAAGCCCAACACTTGCAGTAGGAACAACAACTACACTTACAGCGGGATCTAATGCTACAGTATCCAATGGCGGTAATGCTTACGCATCATCATTTAATTTTGGTATCCCAGGAAGTCCAACTGTTACAGTAGGTAATGTTGTAGCATTAACAGCAGGATCAACTCCAACGGTTAACAATAGTGGTAATGCTTATGCTTCTATCTTTAATTTTGGACTTCCAAGTAATCCTACAATTTCAGTAGGAACTACAACAACTTTAGCAGCAGGATCAAACGCTACTGTTAATAATAGTGGCAATTCAAATGCGGCAGTATTTAATTTTGCTATTCCTGCAGGCCCATACACCAATGTAACAATTGGAACAACAACAACGCTTGCATACGGATCAAATGCAACCGTAAATAATAGCGGTAATTCAACTACAGCAGTATTTAACTTTGGTATCCCACAAGGTGCGCCTGGCGTTGGTTTAGGATACGCAGGTACATGGAATGCATCAACGAATACACCAACACTCACATCAAGCGTAGGTACTCAAGGTAACTATTATGTTGTATCTGTAGCAGGTACAACAAATTTAAATGGTAATAATTTATGGTCAATAGGTGACTGGGCATTATTTAATGGAACTATTTGGCAACGTTTAGCAGGTTCAACATCTGAAGCTTTCCAAACAATTACTGTAACAGGCCTTACAGGCTACATGTATGCAAACAATACATCAGCCGTTACAGCATCAACCACTATTCCTACAACAGCATTAAGTGGCACTATTACCAATGCTCAATTAGCAAACAGTTCTGTCACAGTCAATGGAACATCGATCAGTTTAGGTGGTAGTGGTACCATTACAGCAAACACGACCAGTACATTAACCATTGGTACAGGACTCAGTGGCACAAGTTTCAATGGCTCATCTCCAGTTACAATTGCTTTAGCTAATACTGCAGTTACGGCCGGATCATACACAAATGCAAACTTAACGGTTGATGCACAAGGTCGAATCACTGCTGCATCTAATGGATCTGCAGGTGGTGTAACATCATTTCAAACAAGTTTAAGTGGATTATCACCAAGTACTTCAACCACTGGTGCTATTACTTTATCAGGTACTTTGGGTGTATCAAGTGGAGGAACAGGCGTTACATCATCAAGTGGTGCTAACTCTGTCGTATTGAGAGATGCAAATGGAAACATTACCACAAACTGTTTATTTGAAGGATATGCTAACCAAGCTGCTTCAGGAACAACGATTGTATTAACTGCAAGCACAGTACAAAATTATGCTATTACTGGATCAGGTGGTCAAACTATTAAATTACCTGATGCAACCACATTACCTAATGGCGCAACATTTACATTTAATAACAATCAATCATCAGGCACGATTGTTATTCAAAATAATTCATCTACAACAATTGCAACTATTCAATCAGGGTCTTATATTACTCTAGTTTTATTAAGCAATTCAAATGCAGCAGGTTCATGGGATTATCATAATTCACCACCATCTAACGCAAGCTGGTCTACAAACACACTATCATGGGCTGGCAGTTACACAAACGGCACATGGAATGGCAATGTGATTGGATTAAATTATGGTGGCACTGGCGCTGCATTGACAGCCATAGCGGGAGGCATTGCATACTCCAATGCGTCAGCTATTACATTATTAGCAGCAGGCACAAGTGGTCAGGTACTCACATCAGGAGGTACTGGTGCACCAGTCTGGGTAAACGCTAACACCGTTGGTGGCGTTACATCATTTAGTGCAGGATCAACTGGATTAACTCCAAACACAGCAACCACAGGCGCAATTACTTTAGGTGGAACACTTGGTACAGGCTACGGTGGTACTAACTTAACATCATTCACAGCAAATGGAGCTGTATATGCAACATCGACCTCTGCTCTTACTACTGGCACTCTTCCTATTACTTCTGGTGGTACAGGAAGCACTACAGCTACAGGATCAGGCAGCGTTGTACTTGCAACATCTCCGACGATAAGTAACGTCACTATTTCAAGTGTATCCACACCAATCACACTAGCACAAGGTGGAACAAGTGCAAACTTAACTGCATCAGCGGGAGCTATTGCTTACTCTAATGCATCTGCAATAGCATTATCTGCAGTTGGATCAAGTGGTCAAGTATTAGTTTCTGGCGGTACTGGAGCACCAACATGGTCAAATGCTAATGCATTAAGTGTTGTAACATCATTCTCAGCAGGCACAACAGGCTTAACACCATCAACAGGAACTACAGGCGCTGTTACACTTGCAGGTACATTAGCAACATCAAATGGTGGTACTGGACTTACAACATTTACTGCAGCTAACAATGCAATCTATTCAACATCATCATCTGCACTCACTGCTGGTACATTACCAGTTGCAGCGGGTGGTACTGGATTAACTTCATTAACTGCTAACTATATCCCTTACGGTAATGGTACATCAGCATTTAGTTCAAGTGCTAACTTAACGTACAATGGTACAACATTTAGTTTAGGTGGTACGGGTACAAGTGCAAGATTTACTGGAGATTTTAGTAATGCTACAGTTAGTACTAGACTTGCATTTGTAACAAACACAGTAAATAGTGCAACAGGTATTTATGCATTACCTAACGGCACAGTATCAGGACAACAAGCATCGTGGCAAGCTGCAAATGCTGCTGATCCTACCAATGCATCTAAGATTTTAATTGCGGCAACAAGCACTGATGTTCAATTAGTATCAGGTATCAATGGTACAGGTACATATTTACCATTAAGCTTCTATACCAATGGTGTACAACAAAAACAAATCACTACTACAGGTGCGTGGGTATTAGGTACAGGCACAACAAACTATGGTACGTCTGGTCAAGTATTAACATCAACAGGTAATGGTGTTCCATCTTGGGCTAATGCTAACTCACTCAGCGTTGTAACAACATTCAGTGCAGGTACAACAGGACTTACACCAAACACAGCAACCACAGGCGCTGTTACACTTGCAGGAACTCTTGCAACTACAAACGGCGGTACAGGATTAACTTCCTTTGCTGGAGCAAATAGTGCTATCTATGCTACATCAACATCAGCATTAACATCTGGCACACTACCAATCACCGCGGGTGGTACAGGATCAACCACGGCGGCAACTGTTGCTGGAACGGGTATCACAGTATCTGGTACATTCCCAAATCAAACAGTAAACGCTGTGGGTGCCTCAATCAACTCACAAACATCTGCCTACACAACAGTTGCGAGTGATGCTGGTAAGGCTATTTCTATCACAACGGGCGGTGTCACAGTGAACGCTGCCGCTATGACTGCGGGTAACATTGTGACTATCTACAACAACTCAGGATCATCACAAACGATCACTCAAGGTTCAGGTACAACATTACAATGGGCAGGTCAGTCATCATCAACCACAGGTAACAGAACTTTAGGTTTATATGGTATTGCTACCATCCTATTTATTTCAACCTCCGTGGCTGTGATTTCAGGCGCCGGACTAACATAAAAATGTTGACACTTTTTAAATTTTTTAGTAAAATCGTAATTTAAAGGATTATTATGGCTCAACCAGGTAATTATACACCTATTATACTTTATCATAGCTCGACTGCAAATAACGTCCCTGCGACAGCTAATCTTGCGGCGGGTGAGCTTGCCATTAATATTCCTGACGGTAAACTATACTATAATAATTCAGGCACGATCACTTTATTAGCAAGCGCGTCAGCAACAAACACCACGATAGCTGCGGGTACAGGTATCTCTATATCTGGATCAACGACACAAACAATTAATGCTGTTGGTGCGGGATATGGATCACAATCATCAGATTATACGCTTGTCGCAACTGATACTGGTAAATTCATATCGACAACAGCCAATGTAACCGTACCAGCATCAACGTTTAGTGCGGGCAATATTGTGACCATTTATAATAATTCAGGATCAAACGTAAACATTAATAATGCATCTGGCGTGACACTACAGTGGGCGGGTCAAGCAAATGCTACTGCAGGATCAAGAGTTCTTCAATTCTATGGCATTGCAACAATCGCGTGGACAAGCGCCAATAATGCTGTTATTTCAGGAGCGGGGTTAGCTTAATATGTCAATACTACAAATGTTTCTTGGTGCTGGTGGTATAAGTAGAGCCACACTCTCTTACACCTTCTCAACCAACACAGCCAATGCATCATTAAGTCTAAACTCTATTAGTGGTTATGTTTCAGGTAAATCTGACATTACTGTAACAGTAAACTCTGGTGTTTATCTGTATGGTTCAAGTACTGGTGTAGGATTGACTATATCAGGAGGATCATCAGGGGACACAGTAAAAATAGTTAATAATGGATTTATTATTGGTTCAGGTGGAAATGGAGCTACACGAACTGGAACTGGAGGTGTGGTTGGAGCAAAAGGAAATCCCGGAATAACATTAAGCTATTCTGCTTCAATCCCAACAACCATTAATAACACAAATGCTTCAGCTTATATTGCTGGTGGAGGTGGTGGTGGATCAGCACCATACTATGCTGCGGGAGGTGGTGGTGCAGGTGGAGGCAATGGTGGTACAAATACGGCTTATGGAGGTGGTTCAGGTGGTGGTATAGGTGCATCAGGATCAAATGGATCAGGAACTTGTTTATGTTTTACTGGTCGTGGCGGTAGTGCTGGTGGTGGAGGTGGAGGTTATCAATGTGGATGCCCATCTTCATCTTATGGTGGTGGTGGTGGTGGTGGAAGAATATTACCCGGAACTGGTGGTTCTGGAGCATTTTATGCAGGTTCTGGTGGATCAGGTTCTTCTGCGGGTGGTGCAGGAACTGGTCCAGTTAATATATACCCAGTAGGTGGAGGCGGAGGCGGAGGTTGGGGAGCGGTTGGAGGAACTGCAGGAAATGGTGCTGTGGCAGGCGGAAGTGGAGGAAATGCTATATCTTTAAATGGCCATAGTGTAACATTTGTAAGTTGCTGTAAAACTAGAATTTATGGAAGTATTGCTTAAAGGAAAATAAATGGAAATCTATAAAATTAATGACATAGCAAATCAAATCACATATTACTTTGTGCCTGATGCTACGACACAATCTCAAGGTCAAGCACTTAATCTACAAAATACAAATTGGGTAGTTGGTGATTTAACTGCGGCTAATATTCAACTCGCTTCAGCACAAAATGCTTACTTAACTTCAGCAGATGTTATATTACACATTACTTGCACAAAAGTAATAGGTCAAACACCTGATGGTCATAATATATGGGACTCATGTAATTTCTTAACAGAACCTGAAAACACAGATGTTGTGTATGAATTTTTTACAGACACAAATCCGGGATTTACAAAAGCCACAGGAACAATAGAAGGTCAAGTAGTTTATAAACAAAAACAGCAAGACATACTTAACTGGCTTAATTTAACATCAGTCACAACATTAACAGAATTACCGCAACCACCTAAAAAACCTGTGGTATAATCGTCTGCTCAAATCTATAAAAAGGGGCAGTAAATGAGTGCAGATACATGGAGTCAGTTTGATTACTTTCCGTCTAGCGTTTATATATTAGAAAAACCTGAATTTTTAAAAAGCGTCAACAAGATTTCAGACCAGTATTTAAGTAAAGCACAAAACGACGTTAATGACATCTACCCAGTCAAGATGACTGACAACTACATGAATGAGGAGAGCATTTCCGACTTCAGTAGTTACGTGTTAAACACAGCCTGGAACATACTAAAAAGCCAAGGCTATGCGATGGATAACTACACAACACACTTCTCTGAGATGTGGACGCAAGAGCACGGTAAGGTGTCAGGCATGGAGCAACACGTTCATGGCTTTGGGTCACAACTCTCAGCGTTTTACTTTTTAGAGTGCCCAAAAGATTGCTCTAGGGTTGTTATTCACGATCCAAGACCAGGCAAGGTGATGTCAAGTCTGCCAGAGGAAAACATGACAATAGCAACACCGGCAAGTTTAATGGTTAACTTTGAACCAAAGCCTGGCATGTTGTTGTTTACTAACTCATACATACCACACTCGTTTACTAGAAATAGATCTGACGACCCGATTGTGTTTGTGCACATGAATATTTACGTCAACCTCAAACAAAATGTTTGCATGACAAACCAGGCCGAAGTCATATGAAGCACTTCCTAATTCGATTTAATAAATCAAGAGGAATGCCTGGAAGAGGATCACTAGACCACGTGTGGAGAGTGTTTGAAGATAACAAAGAGTATATTTTTAAACACGTTAAAATTAACGTCCCGTGTCATGACGAGCGTACAGGTGAAGATTGGAACATAGCCTGTGACGGCGTTTTAACAATTGATAGGGATACATCTACAGGAGTAATTAATGAAAAATAATAAAGACTTTAAATACGGATACTCAGACGTCAATCTTTTTCAAACCAAGGTTGAGATTTTAACTGGCCGCTATGCTGGTATTAAGCTAGAGTTTGCAAGCTCAGGCGTAATGTCTGGCTTAGGCAGACCAGTATTTAATTTTGAATACCAACTCTATGAAACACCAGATAACTTTGAAATAACACCTAAGTTTGAGGATTACCTTAAAGACCTTTTAATCTCTATTATTGATGATAGAAACAAAGATCCAGAGATGAAAGAAAAGTTAGACAACGCGTCTACTTTAACTTACGCGAAGTCTACAGTTGAGTATCACACGGCAGTAAGAAAGCTATCTTTCTTCGAGGCTAAAAAACTTATCAACATTAAATTTACTGACTACATTAAGCATTTAATTTTAGCAGTGTAATTTAAACCTACATAAAGGTAAATAATCGTATGATTATTGAAAAGCTGTTACCTCAGTCTTTAGAAGATGAGGTACATAAACTTATGACGTCCACTGGGTTTCCATGGTACTGGAACTCAGAAAATATTGTCCCGCTGACACCGGACAAAGATATATTCCAAATGACCCACGTATTTTTCTTAAACAGAAAAGTGTGGTCAGCACATTACAATTTAGTCAATATGATAGTCGGTTACTTTGTAGAACGCACAGGCATTAAAGTAAAACGTGTAGTTAGAATTAAAGGCAACTTAATACCCAACATAGCACATACGCCTGAGTCGCTAGATAATTTAATCCATACTGATATGGATATCACAAACCCAGGTAACTTTGTAAGCTTTGTGTATTACGTCACGGATTCCGATGGTGATACGACAGTTTACGATGATGATAAAAAGACAGTTCTTTTTACATCATCACCTAAAAAGGGTAACTGTGTCGTGATTAACTCAAAGCAAACGCACAGGTCATCTGTGCCAACGCAGCACAAAAGACGCGTAGTAATTAATTTTATATTGGAGCTTGACGTATGACAAGACTCCTGATTACAACAGACGAGCATGATTTCGTAGTATTTGATCTTAGTTCAAACACAATCACGCACTGTCAACCAAAAACAAAAGAATTAGATTCACCTAATCTACAAGGCAAAGGAAGACCCACATACAGGCCCTTTGGTGTAGATGTAGACGATCAGTATATCTATATTGCGTCTAATGATAAACTGGGTAAGTTTGATAAAACTTCCTACGAATTTAAGGGTCTTATCTCTCTACCTATGGTGATTAATACCCACCAGATTGTAAAAGATCAAGACACATTTTATATATGTCACACCGCCATTGATACGATTGGTATCCATGACGTAAAAAACAAAATTAACAAATATGTTAACGTTAATCTTCTGAACCGTGTAGATATTCATCTGCAGCCACTTAATGCGGATCAGTTAGATTCAAGACACATTAACTCGTTGTTTGATGTTGGCGATAAAGTTTACTTCTGTCGTCATAATAAAAATCTTGTCGAGTCTGATTTTGGATACTTTGACAAGATCAACACATTCGACATCAAGTTAGTGGCACGAGCCGGTAAGTGTTGCCATAATATTAAAATAATGAATAATTATTTGTATACCTTATCATCAGGCACAGGTGAGATATTAGAAATTGATTTAAATACTAATATTTCAAAACCATTTAAGTTAGTAGATAGTTCAAGTACTTTTTTAAGGGGATTGGATATTCATGATGATAAAATTATTATGGGGTGTTCAGTCAATTATAAAACAAATACGAAAGATAAATGTTGTTATATTATTGTAGTAGACATTAAAAATAATACGACATCAAAATATTTTATCGACGGCATTAAATTTATTAATGACTTAAAAGTAGTAATAGATTAACAATAAAGGAGATTTAAATGCAATTAATTAAAGACTTATGGGCTGTAGTACAGTCTGTATTAGCAGTTGTAAAGACATTAGTAGGATACGTAAGAGCAATTATTTTAGCGGTTGAAACACTTATCGGTAAAATAGCACACAAGAAAGCTGCACCTGCTCCAGCACCTGTGGTTGAAGAAGCTGCTGTTCCAGCTGAAGCTCCTGCAATTTCACAACCATCTAGCTTATCACCAACACAAGGTCAATAATCAATGGATACCCAAACCCTTATTAATATTGCCTTAGGACTTATTGGTTTCTTTGGCGCTTGGGTATTGAATAGTATGTCAAGATCTATCTTACGTCTTGAAGATAAAATAGCAGAGATGCCACTTTCATACGTAACTAAAGATGATTATCGTCGTGACATTGACGAAATCAAAAACATGCTAGACCGTATTTTTGAAAAATTAGATGACAAGGCAGACAAATAAATGAAACGTATTTTAGGTACGATTCTTTGCTTATGGTTTGGGATAGCTTATGCAGATACTACTGTTATTCAAAACAAAGGCATGCCTGTATCTAGTGCCATGGCTCCCTCTATGTCTGCTTTTAGCCAAGATGTTTGCGCGGTACCCGTTTCTGGGGCTGGGAACATTGGTGTACTATCTCTCTCTGGTGGTACTGTACTCCTTGATGATAACTGTGTAAAGATTAAATTAGCCAAAACACTTAATGACTTAGGTCTTAAAGTGGCGGCGGTTTCAGTGCTCTGTCAAGATCCAAAAGTATGGGACGCGATGGAGATGTCAGGTAGTCCATGTCCATTAGGCGGAGCAGTCGGTGATGCAGCAAAGAAAGCTTGGTTTAAACGTTACCCTGAAAGATTTAAAAAGCTCTATGGCGAGGACTATAATATTCCTGCTATTCCTCCTCTCAAGGAGTAGTGCAAGTGCTGATGGATTTACGGACTGGTGTAATCAACTGGCTCAATTTTACGGCCACCCCATTTGTTATATACCACCGCCATGCACATCATCAGTTGAATTTCAAACACTTCAATGTGGTGCGCATCAAACTGGTGCTATCAATCAAAGTAGGACTTACTTCTGTTCGACGCAAACTTGGGGTCCATGGCAAACAACTTCGAACAACTGCACGCCGCTTCCACCGAGCTGTCAGACAAGCGTTTCAGCAAGGAGTTTAAGTTGTCCGACTCATTTTTCAGGACAGATAATCCAACAAGCAACAACGAGTTGTCCAGATCCTTATGGTCAACCCGTCCCGGGAACGTGGATCACTACAACCAATTCATGCACACCGGATCCAGCAACGTGCAAACCATCGACTCAGACACAGACATTATCGTGTCAGCCTGGATATGTTGGAAGCATACTACAAAACAGATCATCGACTTGTT